TTGATGATGTTTTTGCTGAGCTTTTCATTCAGCAGTTTCAGCTCTTTATCAATATCAACCGAGCTTTCGCCCCGCACGCCCGCTTGTTGATAAAACGCCCCGACATTTTGCCCTCGCACGTGTCTAAGCCAGTAATAACGCACCTGTTTTGCACCGACTTCATGGCTGTACATTTTTGCATTAAGCTTGGTTAAACGTTGTGCAGTGGCAAGGTTATCCTGCTCACTTACCCAGATTTCAGTTTGAGTAAATTCATCTACCCACGCCCACGAGATAGAAATATTCCCCAATCCGCCTAACACACGCACATCACGGGGTACAGGCGGTCGATTTATGGTGAAGGTTTTAGTCTGTTCGCTTAACAGTTGCCCATGTTCGTTTTTCGCCTGAATGACAACAGAATAGTCGCCATCTTCCAATTCATCAAAGGCAATTTCAGGGGATTTTTTGCTCAGTTTAATCTCCACCAATTTGCCGTTTTTATACAGGCGAATATCATAAAGCACAGTGCCTTCGCCACCTGAAACTGTCGCATCCACACGGATTTTGCCATCTGTGCCTATATCGATATGAATATCGCTGACACGGGGTAAAAGAGCGGTCGATTTTGGCTCGAATTTTGCACCGTTATCAACAATGGCTTCTTTTTGCGGTTCGTGCTGTAATGCCACAATGCTGTATTTGCCTTTGGCTTCTTCTTTCACGCTTAAGTCTCGAAATAACTGCGTGTTGATTTTCTGCGTTGTCAGCGACCAAACGCTATAATCCGTTAAGTCTTCAGGTGTGCGTTCAAGCGTAATTTCCGCACCATTCAATGCGACAATGCGAATATCTTGGTGCTTCGCTTGTTTGTTGATGTAGGTAAAGAAACTGTTTGCGGTGTAGTGTTCGGGATTGATTTCACGATCTAACGTAACTTTCTTTCCTTCCACTTTTAGCACACGCCCGCCAATATTGGTGCCTGCATAATCCACGTCAGCCACTTTGATAATATCGCCGGGTGTGTGCATTAAGCCTTCTGTACCGACGGTAAAGGAAACCGTTTTAGTTTCTAGCTTTTCCGTTTGCAACAACCACAAGCCCGTGCGATGAGCTTGTCCGCGAGAAGTACAACCAAAAGCAGTCACTTTTTTCACGTTCAAGCCGTTTTTGCGGATTGAATCATCATCAGACACATACTCAATAGTTTTCTCATAGGCGTTGTCTTTATCGGCATATTCCACTTGAATGGCGTTATGGCGTGATTTTTTCGCAGAGAAGGTGTAAGTAAATTCGCCGTTTTCCACGTTGGCATTGGTGTAGGTCCACACTGGATCGGCTGGTCTATCCATTACGACGGTCAACTCACGCCCATTCCACACAGGCATGGCACGGAAAATCGAGCAAATATCGTTAATCACATCATAGGCAGCACGCTGTTCAGTGAGCCACGCATTACAGGTAAAACGTGGTTCAGTACCGCCAAAACCATCGGGCACAAGTTGATCACAATATTGAGCGACTTGATACAACGCCCATTTATCAATCGCCATTTCGCCCACACGTTCACCCAAGCCATAACGTTTATTGGTGACGATGTCATAAAGTACCCACGCGGGATTGTCCGACCACGCGATTTTAAATGTGCCATCCCACAAGCCTTTATATTCACGAGTTTCAGGGTTGTAGTTGCTCGGTACTTTGAGTTTAATGCCTTTGATGTCGTAGGTGCGTGTTGGCAAGTTGGAGAAATATTCCGAATCAAATTTTACGCCCACATAAGCCGTGTTTGGGTAGGTAAATTCGGTATCAATAATTTCCGTGTAACTTGACCAAACAGTATTGTTTTGTAGGCGTTGCGATTTGCTGTCTTCGGTTTCACGCTCAATACGCACGGTAAAAGGCGTTTTGTTCAAGTTTGGCGAGATCGAGTTTGAATTGGTTACTGATAAGCGTTGCCATTAAGGTTCCTCTTTAAAATCGCAGCTAAATTCGGTGTGAACCAAGCCCACTTTTGCCGGCCATTTTTTACAAATCACTTTTTTGCGCTGCTTGGTTAAAGGGTCGATAAAGATAAACGGCTGAATGCCTTTGTGTCTTGCAAAAAATTCGGTAATTTTCACCGCTTGGCTGTTGCGAGCTTTGATCGTGACCGAGTAAGTATTCAGCATTGAGTTAATACCATTCGCTCTGCGTTGGGTGTAACCATCGCCAAAACTAACTTCGGTAATATCAGGCTCGTTTGAGATGCTGTAATTCGGGCGAATGCACCAGTTGAATGTTTCCATTTTACCACCAGCGGATTGCTTTAATAATACTTGGTAATTTCCAAGTAAAAGCAAAGATAAAAATTAAAAAAGCAACGGCGAACGTTGCTTCCCATAATCCATATTGCATAATCAACTCCTTGAAAAAAGGAATAACACTGTTTATAATTTGCTCCATATATTTACCTTAATAAATACTTCCACAACCTATTTATGGGTAATAAAAACCCCGAGTAATTTGCCGTTACTCGGGGTTTGTTTTTTGAGATTATCGTGCGAACATTCCGCCTGCTCTAAAATTGCTTTGTAGCACGTTGTTGGTTTCATTTCGGGCGATTTGTCGCATAAGCTCGATGGTAATTTCCATCTGTCCGTTGCGTTCTTTTTGCGAGACATTCGCTTCCATCGGTTCGCCGTTGTTGATCACGTTTACCGAAATTCGCCCTGTATTTGCTTGGCTTGGTTGATAGTACATTGTCGGTAAGGTGGGTACAGCAACACCGCCACCGTTGGCAAAACCACGTTTACCGTAGTTCAGATAATCCAAGTAACCTGTGCCCAATCGTGCAGTGGCTTCTTTCGTGATCACATATTCGCCTTTGTGGACGATACCTGCAGGTTCATATTTACCACCGTTGCCTGTGTAGCCGCCTGTTGCCCACGTGCCCATGCCATAAGTAGCGTTACCATTAACTTCTGTACCACCTACTAAACCGCCTCCAGAAAAGCCTCCGAATGCCGCTTTTACTGCATTTAAGATCATCATCTTAATAATCATCTTGGAAATATCCGACAAAATAGAAACAGTGAGGCTGCGGAAATCGGCTTTACCTGTCATCACAAAATTGGTGAGTTGATCTGCCATTCCATCAAAGGCTTGCGTGGTAATGTTCGCCACTTGTTCCATCGTATTACCTGCCGTTTTTGCCCATTCTTCCCAACCTTGGCGAATCCCGTTCATTGGGTCGCTTTTGTCGGCTGTGCCTTTCCATTTTTCATATTCGGCATCCGCACGAGCTTCGTTGGCTTGGCTATTGTTAATAATGCCACGTTGTTCCAGTTCTGCAATTTCAGCCAATTTTTGGCGATACTCCTCCATCACCGCCACCACAGGTACATATTTTGCACCAAGATTTTGGCGTGCACGGGCAGCTTGTTCGGTGGTAAGCGTGCCATCTTTTTCCAATTGTTCTAAATCTTTCAATTGAGTTTTAATTTTTTCTCGATAGGCAATTTCAGGAATATACTGCCCTGCCAATTCCATTCGTTGTTTAGCATATTGCTGTCCAATCAGCGTGCGGGCTTTTTCCGCTTCGGCTTGGCTAACGACACCGTGTGAAAGATGCTTATCTAACTCACGTGCCGCCACTTCTTGCTCATAGCGGATTTTTTCCCACGCGGTAGCATTGGCATTGACTAAATCATCATAGTATTTATCCCAATCGTTGCGGTAATCTTCGCCCGATTTGGTTTTAGAGCCTGATCTTCCTTTTTTACTGCCTTTTGAAAATCCCTCTTGGGCTTGGCGTTGGTATTTTTCAAAGTCTGAGGCTTTTACCGCTTCTAAATCTTTCCCTTGTAAGTCTTTATAACGACCGCTTAATTCCGCTCGTTCTACTTCAAGTTCGGCAATACGTTTTTTATTTTTACCTTTTTTAGCCTCGGATAACTCACCTTCAATTTGATTAAGGCGAATCATTTTCTGGGCAGTTTCGCCGAGTTGTCCACCACTGACGGTGTTTAGATTGGCTACTTCTACCGCTGCTTGAATTGCACCTGTTGCAATAGAGCCGATAGCACGTGCAAACTTCAAGGCTTCAATAGTGGCTTGCGGTAAAGTGACGGTTAAGTTACCAACAGACACATTCAAGCCATCAACCTTGATTTGTGATTGATCCACTTGTGGAAAGAGGGCTGAAAATTGTTCTTTGAGATTGGCTACAGGCTCGTGAGCTTTAAGATCTCTTTGCCATTCTAAGGTTTTATTGAGCTTGCTTTGTGCTTCCTCTACTTCTGCGGTTTTAAGTGTGAGCTTATCTTGTGTTTCGGCGATCTCTTTGTCAGATTTCACCCGTTTGGTCGCAACACCTAATTCATCATAAATTACCTCAATTTTTTCTTTTTCAGCATTGATGAGCTTTTGTTGTTCTTGTCGTAATTTAGCAAGTGCCTCTTCTTGAGCCTTAATGGATTGCTTAGTTTTCACTAATTCAGCAG